CGCACGACACATGCAAGAAGAGCAGATTGAACGCCGTGATGTCACTTCAGCAAACTTTGCTGGTCTGATGGTTCCACAGTTCTTGACTGATCTTGCAGCACCGTTTGCTCGTGCAGGTCGTGTAACAGCAGATCTTGCTCGTAAGCATGAATTGCCAGCACAAGGCTTGACACTTTCAATCAGCAAAGTGACCACAGGTTCAGCAACTGCACTTCAGACTGAAGGCGCAGCCGTACAAGAAACAAACATGGATGACACAAAACTTGACTTGACGGTCAAAACTTTTGCAGGTATGCAAAATGTTTCTCGTCAATCATTGGAGCGTGGCACAAACATTGATTCGCTAGTAATGGCTGATCTTGTGTCCTCATACCACACAGTATTGAACACAGCCGTTGTTGCAGAACTTCTTGCTTCAGCAGGACAAACAGTTACCTACACCGATGCTTCACCAACCGTTGCAGAGTTGTATCCGAAACTTGTTGATGCAGTTCAGAAAGTTCAAACAACTTTCTTTGCTGGTCCAAATGTGATCATCATGCACCCACGCCGTTTGGCATTTATCTTGGCAGCAGTTGATGGTCAGTCACGACCATTGGCAGTTCCAACGCCATCCAGTTCAGGTCAGCCTGCATATGCCTACGGAAGTGGCGCACCTATGTACGGCAACTCTGGTTACAGCATTCTCGGATTGCCTGTTTACACTGACGCAACCGTTAGCGTTGTGGAAGGTGCTAGCACCAACCAAGACACCATTTACATTGGTAACTCGCAAGAGTTGCACCTGTGGGAACAAGGTTCTGGCGAGCCAATGATGCTCCGCTTTGAACAGCCAAAGGGCAGCGAACTTGATGTTCAAATGATTGTTTATGGGTACAGCGCATTTACGGCAAATAGATATGCAAATGCATGGGCGCAAATAAATGGAACTGGATTGGTTACTCCTTCGTTTTAGTTAGTAACACCAACCTTCTAAGTTGATTGCAAGTCAAATAGTGATGGGGTTGCTGATATCCTGCGGGGTGTCAGCAACCCTTTTACATTTATGGAGTAACTATGAACAAACAAATTGCAGCATTACTTGTTGAGCGTGCAGGTTACGAAAAAAGAGGATTAAAAGATCGTGTTGCAGCAGTTGATGCTGCGTTGCGTGAACTAGATTTTGACCACAAATATATGGTGGAAACAGAAATTGAAACAGCAGCATTTGAACCAGTCGTTGAGCGTGCCATTGTGAAGGCAGCAAAAAAGCGTAAAGGATAAATAGTGGCTATTACAAACGGTTATTGCACTTTGGCAGAAGTCAAAGCAGCGTTACGGGTCACTGATTCTGTTGATGACACGCTTATAGAGAACGCTATTGAGGGTGCGTCACGCCGTATTGATGGTTACTGTGGCAGATGGTTTTACAAAACATCTAGCACTGCTGTACCTATTTATCCTTACGATCAGTTTGTGGTTCGTTTCCCTGCCGATCTTTCAAGCACAACTGTCACCATCAAATCGGATACGGCTGCTAACGGTACTTATGCAACAACTCTGGTGCAAGGTACAGATTATATTCTTGAACCTACTGATGCACCTTTGCGTGGCAGACCATATAGGCAAGCAAGAATGGTGGGTGGAAAAACCTTTTCGCAAGAAGTAACACCATCTTTTCCCACTGTTCAATGCACGGCTGAATGGGGTTGGAACGCCATTCCAGATGATATTCGTGAAGCCTGTGTTCTACTTTCCATGCGCCAGTTCGCACGCTTAAACGCTGCACTAGGCGTTGTGGGTTTCGCTGACATGGCTATCACGGTGCGTGCTGTTGATCCTGATGTGCGTGATCTGTTGTCACCGTATGTGATGTTTGGGATGGCGTAATGCCAGCAACCGTCACACAAGTCGCTACAGGGTTGGCAACTAATCTTGCCACGATCACAGGGTTGCGCACGAGCGCATATCAACCCGAACAACTAAACACGCCATTGGCGTTCCCAATGATTAACACCGTCAATTTTCATAAGGCTATGCGTGGTGGTGATGTTGTGATGGATTGGACTGTCACCGTACTTGTTGGCAGATATACGGACAGAACTTCATTCACTGCCCTAGATGGCTACTTGTCTTACTCTGGTGCAACAAGTGTTCGTGCTGCTTTGGAGTCAGATAAGACGCTTGGTGGCGTGTGTCAAACATTGGTGGTATCATCGGCAGCAGACATTAGTAGTGTTAATTCTGCGGATGCAGAGTTTTTACAAATAACATTTTCAGTAACCGTTCACGGATAGGAACATAAAATGGCGCAATATAAAGTATTGAGTGAAAACTTTACAGTTGGCTCACAGGGAGACACTATTGACAGTGACAAGTTGGATGGGTGTAATATCTCAGCATTGATTGAAAGTGGTCATCTCGCTGAAATCGGTTACAAGGCAAGCAAACAAGAAACGAAAGAAACGGAAAAATAAATCATGGCTGCAATCGTTCTCACAGACGCAACAATCTCAGTAAACGCTGTTGATCTAAGCACAAAAGCAAATAAAGTTGTAATCAACTATGAGTTTGACTCAGTTGAAACAACAACCTTTTCTGCTACTTCTGGTGGCGCAGGACATTCATTTACTAAGGGTCTGCAAAACATTTCTTGTGACATTGACTTTCTACAAGATTTTGCTGCTTCTGCTGTTGAAGCAACAATCTTTCCTCTTGTCGGCACGAGTACCACTCTGGTCTTTAAGCCAACCCAAGCAGCGACATCGGTAACGAACCCAACCTATACCATAACTGGTACATTCTTGGCTGCACATACACCAGTAAACGGAAGTGTCGGCGAACTCAGCATGACTTCGTTGAAGTTCACTGGCGGAAGTCTTGCAAAAACAACCGTATAATTTAAGTTAGGTTCACACAATTAGAAGGAGCATGAAATGAAAATTGCGCTAACCGTTGAATTAACTGATGGTACAAAGAAAGATGTTGATGCAGTCTTTGCCGACTTCGTTGGCTTTGAACGAACATGGCAACGATCTGTCACAAAGTTTGAACAAGAACTACGCCTCACCGATTTGGCTTGGCTTGCTTGGTCTGCTCTGACACGCACAGGTGAAACCGTTTTGAAGTTTGATCCTGAATGGATTAGAACTGTTGTGCAAGTTTTGACACGGGATGAGGAGACACCAGTAACGCTGGATGATAACCCTTTAGAGGTAAAGAGCGTTTAGGTGAGGATTCAGCGCATTGGTTGATCGTGCATTTATCGCACGAATACCATATTGCGCCAACAGTTTTATTGAACGAATCAGAACAAATGTTGAATACAATGCTGCAATATCTGAAGTGGCTTGGCAAACAACAACGCAAGCAGGGCAGAAGGTAGTAATATGCCTGCATTATGACTGAGATGCAGCCTCCACTTTTAGGTGTTGAAATTATTGGGTTGAATGATCTCATTGTCAAATTGAGAAAGTATGAACCAGAAGTGTTGAAAGCCTTACAAAAAGATATGAAGGCACGCCTAAAACCTTTGGCTGATCAAGTTGGTAAACAATATCCTGATTACCCAAGAACGAATACGGGGATGCACTGGAGAGAAGGCACAGGATATTCGGACAAAGGCACAAAGCCACAACGGGTAAGAAAAAAGAAAGGTCACTTTCCTTTATGGAAAGGTGACGCTAATAGGCGTGTGATCATTTCAAGTAGCACAGGAAAATCTGCTTTCGCTCGTGTTGTTCAAATGTCTGCTTCTGGAATGGTCTATGACTCTGCACTGTCCTCAAAAACAAATGGTTTCATACCTGCATTGGACTATGCCTCAGGAAGCGCACACAAGGGCGGCAACATTCGTTCAAGAGTTTTGTACCCTGCAACAAAAACAAACCTTCCAATGGTTGAAAAAGAAATAGAATACATCTTAGAAAAAATAAACAAGATGGTTAATGATAATGCAGGTGGCAAATTATGAGTGTAGGCATTGATCTCATTGCGAAGTTTAAGGGCGATGGCATTTCGGAGGCAATCAAAAAGTTCAAAGAACTTGAAGGTGCTGGTGCTAAAGCAAACTTTGCATTAAAGAAAGCAGTTATTCCTGCTGCTGCTGCACTAACGGCTTTGAGTGCTGCTGCTGGTTTGTCGGTTCATGCTGCCATTGAGGATGAGATGGCAAAAACAAGATTAGCAACAGTGGTCAAAAATCTTACTGGCGCAACAGAATCACAACTTGTAGCAGTAGATAGTTCTATTGCTGCGATGTCAAAACAAACTGGTATCGCTAGTGGTGTGTTAAGACCAGCGTTTGAAAGTTTGGTGGTTGCTACTGGTTCTGTTTCTAAAGCGCAAGATTATATGGGTCTTGCAATGGACATTAGTGCTGGTACTGGAGCAGATTTGGCAACTGTTACAGATGCGTTGAGTAAGGCGCACAACGGTCAAGTGAAAGGTTTGTTGGCTCTTGATCCTTCATTGAAAGCAGTAACAGATAAATCAAAAAATCTTTCGGATGTTACAGCGCACCTTCAAAAAACCTTTGGTGGTTCTGAGGCTGCATTTGAAAAAACTGCTGCTGGAGGTTTGCGCAAGTTGCAAACCACTATGGGAGATTTTAGCGAAAGCATTGGATATATTTTGTTGCCATTTCTTAACGCAATACTTCCACCTTTGCAAGCGTTTGGTGATTGGGCGGTAGAACACGCAGATATGTTTGCAACGATGGCTGCTGGTGTTGCTGCTTTTGCAGCAGTAATTTTGATTGCAAATGCCTATCTAAAGGTGATGGCAATTTGGGAAGCGATTGTTGCTGGATTAGACCCATTCAAAGTTTGGATGGTTGTAATTGCTGCCGTTGTTGCCGTTGTTGTAATGCTGTATAAAAGGTTTGAAATTGTGCGTACAGTGATCAACGCTGTTGCCAATGCTGGTATCGCTGCGTTTGAGTTCTTGGTTAATAAATGGATTGATGTAGCAAATGTAATTATTAAGGGAATAAATCTTTTAATCAAAGCAGCAAACTTGTTTGGTGCAGGACTTACCGAAGTAGGAGAAATAAGTGCTGTCACATTTGGTCGTATTGGCGGAGGCGCAAAGAAGGCTGGCGATGGAATCAAAGCATCAAGCGACAGACTTCAAGCACAGGCTGATGCGTTTGCTGAAAACAAAAAAATTGGCGAGGACTCTTACGGCGGTATTACTAAAGCAGTTAAAACTGCTGCCGAAAAGTTTGCTGAGTTCACAGACAAGTTGCGTGGTGCTTCTGATGCAAAGAAAAAGG